GCTTCCGCTATCAGCATCGATAGTGAAGATCCTGGTGAGGACTTTGCTCAATTTACACAAACACAAAACCGTCTATCTAAATTTGCTGAGTGGAATGTATGATTAATTTTTCTAAGTATGAAGAGTTTGTTGCAACAGTTACTTCTGATGCTTCAACGAACTTTGTTGACTTCGCTGATCGTATTGGCGAGTTGGATCGTGAGGGTGCCAATATTGAGCGTCTCCTTACTGCTGGCGTTGGGATTAATGCTGAAGGTGGTGAGTTCCTTGAGATCATTAAGAAGATGGTCTTCCAAGGTAAGGCTTGGAACCGCGACAACCGAGACCATCTTATTATTGAGTTGGGTGATATCATGTGGTATGTGGCACAGGCTACTCAGGCACTAGGTATCTCTATGGAAGATGTCCTAGATACTAACATCAAGAAACTTGCTAAGCGTTATCCTGAAGGTACTTTCGACGCTTACTATTCTGAAAACCGTGCCGCTGATGACCGATGACTGCTAAGTTTATTTTATTCACCAAGGACTCTTGTGGTCCTTGTGGTCTCGTCAAGAGATACTTCAAAGCTCTCAAAGACGAGCGTACAGAACTCATTCAAGAAGTCCAACTTGAGGACTTCAGCGATGAACCAATCCCTGAAGAGAACCTTGCTCTTGCCAAGAAGTATGGTGTGACTGCTACTCCTGTTCTCATCATCATTGATGAAGAAACAGAAGAACTGCTAGAGACCTACTCCAGCGGTATGCCTATCACCCAGAACATTCGTAAACTCTGGACCAAATACGGTGTATAGTTTCTGGATCCACCTAGTAGCATTCTTCCAAGTTGTTGTGATGAATTGTATTCAACCTGCCAACTGGAAGTATTGTTATCGGGTGGACCAGTGGTTGATTCCAGATCTTGTAGAAGGTTATGAGATCTGGTCTGGCAAGAAGCATCCTTATTCGCAGGAAAAAGAATATCTCAAGAGCATACCTCCCTCTAAATATTAGAGAGAGGTTTTTTTGTGTTCATGGACTTGCCAACGCTTGTTAATAAATCGGTAAATTCACCACAATACTGGAGAACTTTTTTGGCAAAGGCAAAGGGTGAAGTTGAATTTCTTACTTCTCCTGGTGTGTATGTAACTTTGGATAAAAATTCTTTTTCTAATGTAAATACACCACAAGATTTAGAGACTCTTTATAAAGTAGGTAGAAGTATTCTTATTCCTCTCAAGGGTAGCGGCACAGTAAAACTTAGTGAGATTCACAAGTCTAATGTGACGGATGGTGAAACAAGAAAAGCATATAACTTGGGCGATACAGCTGAAGGAGTCATGGCATGTGCTATGGCAGCTAGATTTATTAGCAAGAATGAACAAGTTCAAATCAAACATCTCATGTATGTTTTGAATGAACTGAAAAGAACGTGGAACAGAGGAACATCAGTTCAAAAAACTTTTTTATCAAAAAATAAACCTCAACCATGGATGAGAACAAAACTTTTTGATGAGGTTACTGTTGAGATTAAATTAGCACAAGCTAACATAGATTTTTTGTTTACTGATGAAGCAGATGAGAAATCTACACTTAGGCAGTTAATGTCACCATGTCTTCATTATGCTAATTCATATGAGATTGCTACAGCAGCAAAAATTATGTATGAGAATGGTGTAAAAGATTACATTGAGATAACCTCAGACGGTGTTAGTAATCAAACTGGAACAAAAGTTGACATCAACTTAAAAATAAATGGTTTGATGAGTGTAGATATTCCAGCAAACTTACGGACAAATAGCAGTGGCACTAGATTGAATCTTACTCAAATTTCCTTGAAGAAAGATGTAAATCAATTTGCTCAGGTTGGTGGTTGGGATATACCTACCCAACAAGATTTCTGGGGAAGAATATTGAATGTTCGATTGGAATCTATTTCTGCTGTCCAAGACATATATAATACCAATGCTGCTATTCAAGGAGAAACGGGAAGAAATGTTGCTTATGTAATGAGGGACTTATATCAATGGGCAAATGGACAGTTACAAAATAAGTTGAATAATCCTCAGTGGAAAGAACACCTTATTAATATCCTACATGACATGGCAACTAAGAATGAAGAGAATGTCATGCTGGTAGAACTCAATACAACTAGGAGAACTAGTGAAAGATATAACTTTTTGAATCTCAGACCCGCTTTGCTAGGTGTCCCAAGCCTGGGCATCGAACCAAGTCTTGTGCTAGAATCTGTGTATGAGGAAAGCACCCCCAAGAAAACAGGAGACCCCAAACTCCCTTCGGTTACCATCGTTGCTTATCAAGCATCGACAAACACTCGATACAAACTAGTGAAGTTTAGACACAAAATGGAAGGAGCTGGTGGTCCTAAACCAAAAGCAATCAGAAACTACGTTGAAAAACAAGCTGGTCTGGAGAACTTTGTATGAGTGCTAATCTTCACTTAGAACACTTAGAAGATCTCATCATCAATGATGGTGTTGCGGGAGCAAAGAATGCTTTCGGATTTTTGGATCACCTTACTAAAGCATTTTCTAGTAAAGGTGCTAAGTCATTTCAAATTACAACCAAATGGGATGGAGCACCTGCTATTTTCTGTGGGTATCTTCCTGGAAGTAAGGATTGGTTTGTAGCTAAGAAATCATTATTCAATAAAAACCCCAAACTATATCACAACAAAGCAGAGATTGAACAAGATTTTCCTGCTGGTCATGATCTACATGAAGTTTTTATTTTAATTCTGAAGCATATCAAACCTCTACACGAATCTGGAAAAATTCAGGGAATCGTACAGGGAGATTTTTTGTTTTCTAAAAACAGTAGAACTTTGAAAAAAATTCAAGGAGATGATTGTGTAGTTTTCAAACCCAATGTTAGTGGCATCACTTACTGTATTCCTAAGGGTGATACTTTGTATGATCACGCTAAGAATGCTGAACTGTGTGTAGTATTTCACACTCGCTACAATACAAGTAATGCTAAAAGTTTGGAAGATCTTGGCGCTGAGTATGCCTATAATGCTACTCATCTATCAACACAGAAGTGTTTGATTCTTAGTTCTGAAACCTCAGAGCTGGGATCTAACGTAATGCTAACCCCATCCGAAGTTGCTAAACTAAAAAGATACAAGTCTGCTGGAGAAGCATTGTTCAGACAGTGTGGTCCTTTTCTTGATGTTATGTCTGATAGTATGAAGGATGCTTTTGGTATTGGTCCTTTGATGAAAATCTACATCAATACATATGTTCGTGCTGCTACTAGAGTCAGCAGTGCCACGAAATTCTATCAAGGATATTTGAAGTTTGTGGAAGAAAAATATAGAAAGAAGATTGACTCGTATACTAAGGATTCTACCAAGTCAGTTTGGAAGAAACGGATGTATGAAAGTTTAGATGTTGCTGAATCTAATAAAGAAAAACTACTAAAATTTATTGCCCTATATAATACGATACAGAATGCTAAAGCGATCTTTATTCCTAAACTAGAAAGAGGAGAACGCTTCAAACAGTATTATGAAGATGGTAAAGGTGGATATGATATTGGTGCTCCTGAAGGATACGTTGCTGTTCGAGAAGGAACTAATGCTGTGAAGTTGATTGATCGTCTAGTATTCAGCGCCAAGAACTTCCAGAGATGAAAAAGATTGTCCTAGCATTTGGGAGAATGAATCCTCCTACTATCGGTCACGAAAAACTAATTAAAATTTGTGCCGATGTTGCTAGGCAAAATCGTTGCGACTATCAAATTTATTTGAGCAATAGTAACGATAAGAAAAAGAATCCTCTTGATCCACAAACTAAAATCACGTTGGTGAGGAGAATGTTCCCCAATCACTCCAACCATATTCATGTTGATAGAGAAATTTCCAATCCATTCAAACTATTAGCAAAGTTCAACGGTGAGTATGATGATGTGATTTGGGTTGCTGGTGGAGAAGATGCTGCCAAATATGACGAAAGTTTTCATAAACATATGAAAACGGAAGCTCCAGATTTTTATTACAGATCTCTAGTTGTTCATAGTTCTGGAGAAAGAAGTGCTGATGCTGAAGGTGCTTCGGGTATGTCTGCTACCAAGATGAGAACCTTTGCTGTTCAAGGAGATTTTGCCCAGTTTAGAAGTGGTATGCCTACAACTATTTCTGATACGGAATGTAAAAAAGTGATGAAAAAAATTAGGGATTATATGCTATGAAAGATTTCAAGAAACTACGTGAAGAGGCACTGCGCCAACAACAAAGACAGCAGCATGTCTTTCGTGAGGGTGATGCTGTCATGTCTTCTCGCACAGGAGAGAAGGGACATATCCATAGGGTCGGTGGCAACTATGCCATTGTTATTTCCGAGGATGGTGATATGTTCCGCGAGTGGATCAGGAATATTAGATCTATAAATAATACGAGAAGAACGTCCCTACTAAACGATGAAATATCAGAAGCCAATTAATAACGTCAACAGCAACGATGAGTTTTCATCTGGGTTGATGGAAGCTTATGGTAGATGGATGGGAGGAGACACCTTCCAGAATACCACCATCAGCGAAGCACCTTTCGATGGTATGGATCCTCAGTCAAATGGTGCTGAGATCGAAGATACCACTAAGCGTAAGAAGACCGCTAAGAAGGGTGGATATGTCGGTCAAGAAAGTGCTCCCAAGAATGAGGAAGTAGAAGTTCTTGAGCGTGAAGAGTATGAGGTTGACGGCGAGACCTATG